CATAGAGATTTTGCTACAACAAATTGAAAGTTTGTTCTGTAATACTTAATAATTTCCCAATCCTTAAATATTTCTTTGAATGAGTCATCAGTCCACACCCAAAGATGGAACGGAGCATGAAAAGATTCTGTTTCGTAACCAGGTGTTGATGCAACTATATATTTTGTTTTTTTGCTCACTTTCTTCAAAAAATTGTGAGGACTAACTAGGTGTTCTAATGTTTCTGTACAAATCATTAAATCTGGATATTCTACCTCTTCATTAATGAAGTCTTTTAATTCAACTGGTCTTTCTTTGCTTTGTGCAAAATTAACATTTGAAGGTTGTAAATCATAACCATAAACTTTTTGATTCACTTTGTCTTGAAGATGTGAAATCAAGCCTCCATTCCCACAACCAAAATCACCGATTGTTTTTATTTCTGGTAGCTTTGAAAGTTCTATAACTTCATCAGCAACTTGCAATAATCTTGGTCTATGATCACCCTGATTTATGTGGTCTGCCATAAGG